TAAGCTTCTCGCCTACGGACATACGATCAATTTCAGTTGTATCAGATCTCATTCTAACTGTACGTGCGACTTTACCAATTACGGTTGCATCGAACATGTAGTCTAGAAAACGAGCTGATTGTTCTGGGTTAAGTAATCCACCCTCACCCTCGGAACCGATGTGTACGCCTGTGGTTGCTACTGCATTCCCAGTCATATTAGCGGTTACGCTAGTGTTAGCGGCTACTGACTTTTCTAATGTTTCATTGCTCATTATTTTTTACCTACCTTTTTTTTAATTGAAAATTTCCTGTACGGAACCGAGGAAAGAACCGTTCCATTTAGATTTTTTAATTGTTACTTCCTGAGACCCGCCAAGGTCTGAGGACTTCTTAATTGCAGTCTCATTTTCTACTGCATCGACACGCTTTTCTACACCATTAATGGTGTTGCGTATTTCTGTTACAGCATTGGTTAATGCTGTGTGTTGTTCTGCCAATTCTGAAATTCGGCTGTCAACGCTCTTGCTGAATGTTTCTACTGTTTCTTTGATTGTTGAAACCTGCACTGCGTTTGCCTCAGAAGCCTTGTTTAAAGTTTCTGAGAAAAAGCCTTTTAGGTCACCTAGCATCTTTGCAAAATCAGGTTCATCAACCTCAACTTCTGATACGTCGGCTGCCTTTTCCAGAGTTTCGGCAGAAGCGTCTGCATCTGTATTCTCTACAGGTGCGTTCTCAACTGCTGCATCTTCTGCAACTGCTGGAGTTTCTACGGCTGCTTCTGGTGCTGCTGCTTCTGCAACAACATCTTCAGCAACTACGTTTTCTGTGTTTTCTGACACTTCATTACCTCCTTCTGCGTTTGCCTGTTTTGCAATTGTTTGTATTGCAGGCAACGGTAATCTTGTCTTCTTAAATGAAGCAAGAATTCTATCTATCTCTTTTGACTTGTTAACATCTGAGCTTTCAACCCAACCAATTAGTTCCGCTGGCTTACCAGTTACTGGTGAATCGTAAGTCTTCTCTGTTGAGATGAAAACAGAGTCGCTTTCCTCGCAATAAAAAATGTTTTCTGTTACAACCTCTGCGGCCATACCTTTAAATATTAATTGTCCATTTACCTTCTGAATAGAAAGGATGTTGCACAATTCATTTGCTGGAGAATCTACAATTGATAACTCCATAAGATCATAATCTTTAATAAATCTAACTGTCTGTCCTGTTGCCTTATTTACTTCATTATCGGACTCTTTAATTTTTCCGCCAATTGAAAATCCTTGAAGTGTGCCGTCTAGAACTTTTTCCCAAGTATCTTGTGCACCTTTTGAGATATATGCATCTACATATACTCCGTTAAAAAACTCTTTTGATTTTGGATCATAGTATGTTTCTGGTTTAAATGAAACAACTTTGCCAACCGCCATTGGTTGATGCATCTCACGAAGATTGCCTCTAAAGTTTTCAAATGCTTTTAGACTTGCATCTGATGTTACTACATCGCCAGTCTGATCTAAATTATCTAGTGTTGCAAATCCTGATACTGTTCTCTTTTCACGATTAACTTTTGTGAATGGAACAGACAAAACAATGTTGTCTCCATTAGACGACCAATTGGATTTTTCAATATTCATATGCTTAATTTTATCTTTGTATATGTAAAAAGGCAAATAACTAGTTGCCTAATAATTAAGCGGTTACTCTGCCCTCGCCTTTTGGATTTCTAGCCTCCCCAGAAATATCTGGAGAATTTGAATCCCGCTCCTGGGTTCGTTGACGAGAATTCATGGCTTGTGCAGTTTGCTCGGCAGCCTGTTGTGGTTTTAATTGAACTATTGTATCTCCACCATCAATAGGGACCATGCCTTTTCTAATTCTTACCTCATTAGGGGTAATTACCTGCATTCTTAAATATCTCTCATCAATCTTAGATTGAGTATCCTCATCGGTTAGAGTTAGCTCATTAAACTTAATTAATAATACGTCAGTCTTTTCCTCAATAATTTTATTTAATTTCTTTTCTAAAATATCTTGGGCTGGACGGCATACCTGCTCTTTAAACATTTTATCTGAATCTCTGGCTGAAGCTAAATTAACTCCTTCAGGTAAACCTATCTTACTAATAGGTACTCTATGGGCCAAAAGAATTTCATCTCTGTTTGCTTTTCTATATACGTTAAATGAGGATTCCTGAGAATTTGCCTCAATTGGCTCCATCTTAAATTCAACTTTAGAGTCTGCGCTATCTGCTGGAAGTGGAACATATAGAGATCTATGGTTCTTTCCTCTTAGACCCACCTGAAAAAATTCTAATAATTTACGCTCAGACTCAGGTGAAAGCTTTGCACCCTTAACTGTAATAATATATCTTGGTACCGCCTTGTTTTCAAAATAATCTAAATTGTATTTACCAGCAAATTCATTTCCAGCCATTGCATTCTGAGCCGCAATAATATCTGCAATGCCGTAATAGTTATTCATTGGAGTATATTTCTTTAAATGAACAATTTCGTTTGGCCTATCTGATCCATCTGAAATTGGATTAGGTGTTTCTTGATCTCCAAAGTTACGGAAGAATACTGCCTTGCCATAAAGCAATTGAATAAATCCATCACGCAAGCGACGTACACGCATTGTCTTTGAAGGGATATGTCCGATATACCCTATATTGCCTGCAGTTGTTCTGCCAATTTCAATATAGCCATTTCCTGTTGCTTCAAGATCTACGTATGCTTTAATTAAAGTTTCTGTAAATGTTTCTTCCTCATTTGTTTCTTCTAGCCAAGATTCTAGATCTTGACGAAGCTTATTTAATTTACGACGTGCTCTATCTAATTGCCTCTCATCTGTAATATTATCTAATGCCTCATTTGCCTTACGTGTTTCTACAAATGAAAATCCTAGTCCGACAATATTTGCAACTTTAGCATTAATTGCTGCATAGTTATACGGAGAGAATTCATAAATCCTGGAAAGATATTCTAGGTTATATGGTGGCTCGATAAGATCGAACATGGCATAGCCTGTTACGGCTTGTGCCATTAAATTTTGTTGTGTAGCAGTTCCTTCTTGGCCTACAAATCTTTTTTGTAAATCTCTTGATACTTTACGACGAAATGCTGGGCTTAAACCATTTACTTTCTTTAAATCTTCGCCTTCAATTTTAAATGGATCGTTTACAACAACTGGTTTATTATTAAACTTAATCCAATCAGATTGATCAGATATGCTGATTTGGTTTGACAGTTCTTCCGTGTCTTCAATAAATTCCATTTACTTAGCCCCTTTTGCTGCTTTCATTTGATCTTTATATTCGCCTATATCTAGAGGATCTGGTGTCAGACCCCACTTCAATCTTTGTTGCTGATACTGATATTCTTCGTCATCAATTTTTCTACGTCCAGATAAAAACTTTGGTTCGCCTCTATTAATTCCATAATGTGCGACAGCTTTTCTTAATTGCTCAATTCTTTCTCTATTTCCCTTTTTAGAAGTGACAGATAAGTAGTTGCCTTCGTCGTCTCCCACCCATTTACCATCAATTTCCCACACATAAATGCCTAGGGTAGTTTCTTCTATAACGCTTTGCTTTACTCTTTTAATATCCATCAGGTATTCATTTTACCATTCTTTTAAGTTAAAGTCCAGATTTTGTCAAGCTTTGTGACAAATTATACGTTTTGAATTACCAACCATTCATTATTATAAGCCTGAACTGAATTTTCTGTCAAGGTAATTGTGGAATCATCTGCTGTTACAGAGGCTTTGCTTATATAAAGGTCATAATGATTTAATATTTCACCGCCAGTAAACTGAGTTTCGTATAGTCCTAAATTCTGAATTAATGACTTTACCGTTCCAATTAAGGAGTAACTGAACCTTATAGCCCCTGAAATAGCGTTGGTATAGGTTATGACCACATGATGAAGATCATCGGCTGTAAAGACGTCTGAGACGGCTGTAGCAGATGTTTTATTGACCCCATTGACGTATATTGAATTTACATTAGTTTTGCTAATTGCCCCAGCATTATTCCAAGAATAATTTGAAGCGGCGTACCCATTGGTAGCAGTTGAATTTACCAATCCGCTATTTGTCAGGTCATCTGGGGTATAGAAAAATTCTATAGTCTTGACTGGAATATTAACATTAATATAAAATCCAGCGCCAGATGTTACCCTTATTCCATTTCTAAAGTCTCTAGATAGGATAGGATATTTATTTGGCCCTAAACTAATTGCTGGATTGCTAATTCCAGTCAGCCCATCAAATGTTGACATATAGCTTCCAGCATTTTGAGCATATACTATCTGATCATTATAAAAAGAAAGAGTTAAATTATAAAGCTTAGGTAGATACTTACTGTTATCTGTTGTAGACATAGTTATTTTTATATATACAAGACCTGATGAATTAAAGCTTCCTAATTTATATTGAGGTATAGATTCTCCATTTATGCATTGGACCCAAGTAGAATTATCTACACTTGTTTCCACTATTATTCCATTGTCACCCTCCCATTCAATTTTAGAAGAGTCCATGGTTATACCCAATGGGATAGATACTAGATCTGTTAAATACACTGTCTTAGATACTGCAGAATCTGAATATGCGATGGCTATAGAATTTTCTAATCCATCATAATATAAATCACTTGTTAAAAAATAATCCCAAGATTTATTAGATGGGTAGCTATATCTAAATTTTCTATTTATGCCATTGTCGTAAAATTCAAATATTTGTCCGCCATCTGGATAAGCAATTTGAATAGGGTTTAAAAATCCGTTATCATTGTAATGATTTAGTATTTGAGATGAACTAAGGGCATACCTATATACTGCTGGGTCATCTACAATAAAAGAATCTGAAGCATTTCCTGTAGTTCCAATTTGTAGGTTTAAAGATGTATTTGTAAATTCAAAATTTGATAAAGATTTGCTGGCAGCCAATTGACCATCTACATATATAGACATACCCGTAACTGAGTATACTGCTACTACATGTAATGACTTTCTAAAGTTTGAAACTGTATAGTTTAAAACTTCCGCATTTAATTTAAATATTAAATTTCCACGTTGCCAAAATAGACCTACGTTATTTGTAGGGTCTGCGAATATAGTTGCTATATTAGTTGTAGATATTCTAGTATATATCCATGCTTCTATTGTAAAATCATTATCTGATGTATATTTATTTCCAAACCCGCCTGATGCTGTAGAACCATAATAATCAAAAGTAGTAGGAACTAGCATGTAGTTTGTATTTGTTATTTTTGCTGCATGACTTCCGCCAGATGTTAATGGTAAAAATGTATCTATTAGATCTCCTTGATATATACCATCATTTCCACATCCAGATTTATCAAATATAGTATTGGATACTATTTCCCTGTATGTTGAAAAATCATCTTCAAATTCTTGATATGTATCATATGTGTCTAATACATCTTGATATGAGCCTATTAATGAAGTATATGTTTCAGATATTGGATAATATACAATAGGGTGGTCTTTTAATATTTTTAATTGATAAGACATTACTTATTCTTAAAAAAATAAAACATTTATTGTTGTCCTTGTGCTTGTGAAATTTTTTCTAAACCTATTTCTTCAAGTCTTTGACGTCTTTCAATATCTTCTTGAGTATATTCTCTTTCAGTAATTTCTCCAGTAGAAATATTAATTTCTGTTATATCTGTCATGTTGTACTCCCTAAAACTGAAAAATATGTAGCTGTACTGCTGCTGCCACCCCATGTTCCAGAACCTATTATTAAATCAAAAGTAATTGAACTTATTGGAGATGTACTATCCCAAATTCCATTTACATATCTAATCATTGGATATCCATTAGATGTAACGCTAGGCCTGCCAGTTAACATAAAATTATATGATTTTGCATTAGTAGTTGATAAATTATCAAAAATTTCAAGTTGACAACCACCACCACTAACTGGACAAAGATAAAAACCTGGATCTGATGATACTGGAGCGCTGAACGAGCCCCCAACGTATCCTTGAAAATAAGTACCAGAAGAACCTGTGCCACCATAATATGTAGAATCTGGACGATATCCTATCCATTCTAATTGAGAATAACCAAATTTTTCATTTGCGGCTCCTCCTCCATTAAATGACATAGTAACAAGTTGTGTAAATCCATTATCGGCTGGAGATGCTAAAGTTCCACCAAAACTTGAATTTCTATTCCATAATATTTTAAGTCTATTATAAGAGGAAAGACCAGAAAGTGTAACTGTAGTTCCTGTACTTACTGATTGTGCTGTAATTATAGAAACCCATCCTGTTGATGTAGAAACAGAACCACTTGGGCCTGATGGGCCTGATGGGCCTGATGGGCCTGATGGGCCTGTAGCACCTTGTGGACCTGATGGGCCTGTAGCACCTGATGGGCCTGTTGATCCTGATGGACCTGAAACTCCTTGTGCGCCACTAGGACCTGTATCTCCTGTATTACCTTGTGGACCTGATGGGCCTGATGGGCCTGATGGGCCTGATGGTCCTGATGGTCCTGTAGCACCTGTTACACCTTGAGGTCCTGTTGGTCCAGTTGGTCCTTGTAATGGTCCAACATTTAACCATTGTGATCCATCCCAAACATATAGATCTGGGCCAACAACATATCCATCTCCAATAGTTCCTGTTGGGTGTGCTGTTTGTAATGCACCTAATGTAGCATAGCTACCAAGTATTGTTACTCCCGCTCCTTGTGCTCCAGTTGCTCCTGATGGACCTGACGGACCAGTTGCGCCAGTTGGCCCTGTGGGACCAGTAGCACCTGTTGCACCTGACGGACCTGATGGACCTGATGGGCCTGAAACACCTGATGGACCTGATGGACCTGATGGACCTGATGGGCCTGATGGGCCTGATGGGCCAGTTGGTCCTGGATGAGCGGTTAAATAAGCATCTACATCTTCAGCTAAATACTCTAAGTCTCTTGGAACATCTGGAGTATCTGAATATACTGGATAGCGAAAGCCTTTGGCTGTAGTCATTTTTAAATTATACCACTCTCAGGTTTATAACTATACCAGCCATCATCCCATAAGGTAAGTAATTTATTGAAGTATTTATCATATTTTTGGGCGGTTATTTCAAGGGAATAGGTGTCTACTGCCCTCCGCCATATTTGTGCTGGATTTAAATATTTTACCTTTTCTGTAGCATCACAAAACTCCTGAAATGATCTACATCTATATCCTGTTAATCCATTAATATTAGTTTCTGTAAATGCTCCCCAGTCTGTAGTTATTGTTGGGGTGCCGCAAAAATGTGCTTCTGGAACTATATTTCCAAATGGCTCTAAATAAAGAGTGGGTGCAAATAATGCTGTTGCTCCACCCATTAATTTCCTTCTTTCTTCTGGACCAACTACTCCAACATATTCTCCATATTCTGGAGGGGTTCCAGGACCAGCAAGTATCAATCTTTTATTTAATTTCTTACAAACTTCTACTGCTATATTGTATCCTTTACGATCTATTAATCTTCCCAGATATAAATAATAATCTTCTTTATCTTCTTGTAGTTTAAATTCTGTAGGATCAAAATAACCTGGAATTACCTCATCATAGAATAATCCATCTACAGTTGTTGGATCTTTATATCCAGCATAATTTGCATGCATCCAGGCATATGATTCCCATACTCTATATTTAGCAAATGTGGATCCGTATCCTATACCAAATTCTACTGACATAAATTCTGGTAAGGCATCTGCAATTGGTTTATGAGAAGTTCCACCTATAAAACAAAGGAAGTCTTTTTGTCCTGCCCGTTTTTTAATTTCATTAATTACATTATTATTAAATATTTGCCAATGTGGTAAATTAATATCAAATGAGGCGGAGGTGTAGTGGCCATTTCCTACCGCTTCTTTTCTCTCTTCTTCAGTAATACAAGTAATTAATTCATCACATGGAGTTTGATTTTCTTCTCCAGCATATAAATATACGGTATGACCTATAGATTTCATCATTTTACAAAAACCAATTATTTTAGATGTAAATGCACAGCTAGAATATTGATCTGTTGTTTGAGTATGCGGTAAACTTACCACATGAAATATCATTTAATTCCTAACTGTTATAGTGTGTATCTAATTATAAAAATTCCTGAACCGCCATTACCAGTTTCTCCATTATCTGGGCCATTTCCTCCACTACCGCCACCAGTATTAGCAGTACCTGCGGTAGTTCTTGTAGAGTCTATTCCACCAGAAGTTCCTCCACCTAAACCACCAGAACCAGCAGAACCAGGACTAAATGGGCCTCCGCCGCCGCCACCTGCATAAAAATAATTTCCTCCAGATAATTGTCCAGTGCTAGTAACTTGTCCCATATTATTAATAATTGCATTTGTTGTTCCTGAAATTCCATTTCCACCATTTCCAGCTGTACTACCAGATGCTGCCGATCCAGCGGCCCCCGCTCCGCCGCCTCCGCCGCCACCCCAAGGACCAGAACCAGCACCAGTGCCAAAACCTCCGTTATTACCATATCCAGTTGCCCCACCAGTACTGCTTTGTGTTGTAGTACCACGGGAAGAACTTACGTGACCACCACCTCCTGAACCTCCATTTATTGTTCCGCCATTACCTCCGCCTGCGCCACCTCCATTAGAAGTAATTGTGCTAAATGTAGAATTTGTTCCAACAGTGGGGGCACCACTATTTGTTCCTGTGCCTCCCGCTCCAATACTTACTGTATAAGTTCCTGTTGAAACAGATCTTGAAGATTGAAAAGAGACTCCTCCGCCTCCTCCGCCGCCGCCATGTCTACGTCCACCTGCTCCTCCTCCTGCAACAAGTAGTACGTCTGCAGTTAATGATCTATCTACAACAAGATTTCCAGTAGATGTAAATACTCTATAAAAATATCCTCCAGATGTATAAAGGGTTCCTCCAGAAGCTGGATCGCCATTTGGTGTCACAGAACTAGTTGCGGAACTTGCCGCCGATGTCCCATTAGCGTTAGTTGCTGTAATCGTAAATGTATATGCGGTTCCATTAGTTAATCCAGTAAATGTATAAGGAGATGATGAGGCGGACTGTGTTGTAGTAGTACTTGCTGGACTTGAAGTAATGGAATAACCAGTAATAGTTGAACCACCTGTAGCATTTGCAGAAAACGCAATAGATACCTGTGCATTATCTGCAGTTACTGAATTAATTGTGGGTGCCTGTGGCACAGTTGTTGCAGTAACTCCTGATGAGGCAGATGATGCAGATGATGTTCCAAAATTATTAGTTGCGGTTACTGTGTATGTATAAGACGTAGAAGATTGTAGACCAGTTACTATTAATGGACTAGATGAACCAGTTGAAGTATATGAACCAGGAGATGATGTCACTGTATATGATAGTGGAAGTCCGCCATCTGTTCCCGCACTAAATGCTACAGAGGCTCTACCGTTATTAAATGTCCGTCCAGATCCACTATTTGTTGCTACCACTGATGTAGGAATTCCTGGATTAATTGGTGTGGCTGCAAACCAGCCTTGTGCAGTATACATTTCTAAGTATCCTAAATCGCCATTATAAAATACGTCGCCAACTGATGGGGATGATGGTCTATCTGCGGTTTCTCCTTTTGGAATACCACCTAAACTTGAAAAATTAATTGCCATTATCTAACCACCCATCCATAAGTAGATCCTGTATAAATTAACGATAATGCCGCTCCGTTTACGTCAATAGTCAGGTCTTGTACGGTACCATTAATTTTACCACTATTTGAATTAACGGTAATATTATTAGTTGCTGCCGCTCCTGATTCGTCAATAATTTGAATTTCATTTCCTTGTGTAGGAGAAGATGGTAGCGTTAAAGTTCTAGCAGCTGATGTGTCAACAAAGTATCTTATTCCAGCAGATAATGTAGTGTTTGCAGAAATTGCTGTATTCGTTACTGCAGGTGCACCATTTTCTCCAGAAGGACCAGAAGGTCCCGTTGCTCCAGAAGGTCCAGAAGGTCCTGTTGCTCCAGAAGGACCAGAAGGTCCCGTTGCTCCAGAAGGTCCAGAAGGACCAGAAGGTCCTGTTGCTCCAGAAGGACCAGAAGGTCCCGTTGCTCCAGAAGGTCCAGAAGGACCAGAAGGTCCTGTTGCTCCTAAAGGTGCTGCGGAACCAACAGTCTGCCAAGCACTTCCATCCCATACTCTAATTATTTTAGCCATTAAAAAGTTATGCTTCCTGAAGAATTAAATTTATAAATATACGGTCCGCTTCCACTTGTTACTGGTGAACCTGTTGTTGACGTAGCGGCTAAATTTGAACTAATAATAACTACTCCAGAACCACCAAATGCACCACTCCCACCACTATCAGTTGTTCTTCCACCACCTCCACCGCCAGTGTTTGTTTCACCATTAGTTGGAGTAGTTGGTGATTGCCCATCACCTCTTCCACCATTTCCTCCACCACCAAGACCTCCCGTAATACTAAGAGCGTTGTTTCTTACGCCCCCTGTACCACCTCCAGCATAATAAATTGAACTTCCAGTTATAGAGTTTGCCTTGCCATCTCCACCTCTGGACTGAGCATTAGTATTACCAGCCTGCCCAGCACCTCCACCGCCACCTGAAGAGCCATCGGAGACAGAATGAACTCCACCATTATTACCAAAACCTAGTCCTCCGTAACTTGCCTGTGTTGCAGAGCCTGCTGATCCAACACCACTATTTTCTCCACCACCTCCACCAGAACCACCATTTTTACCATTTCGATCTTCATTCCAAGAACCGCCTCCGCCTCCGCCAGTTGCTGTATAAATTGCACCAAAAGAAGAATTTATGCCATTTCCGCCTCTTTGTCCATTTGATTGAGTGCCACCTGCGCCAACGGTTATTGAATAAGTTGTAGAATTACTTAGAACGTAACTAGGCGAATACACATATCCACCTGCTCCACCACCACCGCCATAGATATATCCACCACCACCGCCTCCGCCTGCAACTACAAGTAAATCAACTACAGGAGAACTAACAGGCGTTACTGAACTACTTGCAGAGCTCGCTGCCGAAGTTCCATTAGCATTTGTTGCAACTGCAGTAAATGTGTACGATGTTCCATTTGTTAATCCTGTCACAACAAGTGGGCTAGATGAGCCAGTTGCAGTTATACTTCCTGGACTTGATGTGATTGTGTATCCCGTAATAGATGAACCGCCAGTAGCATTTGCAGAAAATGCCACAGATGCCTGTGCATCTCCTCCTGTTACTGATGTAATACTTGGAGCCTGTGGCACAGTGGTTGCTGTAACTGCGATAGACGCAGAACTCGCAGCAGATGTACCATAATTATTTGTGGCAACGACAGTATATGTGTACTGAGTTGATGATTGTAAACCTGTAATTAAAATTGGAGATGATGGGCCAGTTGCAGTATATGATCCTGGTGATGAAGTTACGGTATATGTTCTACCAAGTACTGTTCCTGGAGTAAAAGCTACTGATGCTCTTCCATTATTAAATGCCCGTCCACTTGGTGAATCTGTTGCAGTAACGCTAGTTACTGTTGATGAAATTCCGCCTACCTGTTCCCATCCATATGTTGCACCTGAGTATACCTCTACAAAACCTGTTTCTGTATTAGAATATAAATCCCCTGTTGTTGGAGATGCAGGGCGGGAAGCAGTATTGCCTCTTTTAACATGTCCATTTGCTGTTGTATTATGCGTTGAAATATCTGATGCAACAGATGTAGATGTGGCAAGGGCGGAAGTATCAGAAATACCATGTACTGTTGTTGTTGAAGAGTTATGTGCAGAGATAGCAGCAGTTACTTCTGAATCCGTCGCTGCCGACGTATTTGCGCTGAATAAGTTTGCTATATCTCTAATTCGGGACATTAACCGAAATCCACTCTTTATTTATTTCAGACCAACGCCAAATATGTCCTTCAACTTCATCTGGCATAGCAATAGGAGATTCCCATTGATAATTTGTATAATTTAATTTCCAAGATGGGTAAGGTTGAGGTGCAATAAATACATTAAAGTCTGGATCATATTTAAATCCTACGCCTGCAAAATTTGCACGAATATTTCCATTAAAAGATGTTCTTTTACAAATTAACCCCGTAAACCAAGGACGAGAAGAATAAAATTGTTCCCAAGATTCAGTTGATCCTCCAACTTTTTCCCCATTTGTATCAATTTGTTCTATATTTTCATCAACTCCAGTAATTACTTGAACTACTATATTGTCTGAATTAATAAGTGCGTAATATGCCATTATGTCCAACTCACATTTCCTGAACCTGATGTTAATGTTGTTACTTTATATATTCCATCTGTTGCTGTTGTTCCAGTTAATCCTGCACCAATAGTAATTGTACCCACAGATTGTAAGTACCTAAGAATAACTACTCCTGAGCCACCTTGATATCCTGCGCCGCCGCCACCTCCTGTATTTGTTGTTCCTGCTGAAATTTTACCTGTTCCTCCGCCACCATTTCCTCCAGCTCCTCCTGTAGCACCTCTATTGCCTCCGCCGCCACCACCACCACGGAAAATAGATGTTCCTGTAATTGTAGAAGAAACTCCAACTCCTCCTGAACCTGCAACTGAATCATTTTTATTAGCGTTTGCTCCTACGCCACCTGCTCCACCACCACCAGGACAACTATATGGTGATGCTGGTTCAGTATTTCCACCAGTCATTGATCCCCCAGCATAACCTTGATTACTAGTTCCAGCACTTCCAGCATTTCTTGAACCGCCACCCCCCCAGCTACCACCACCACCGCTACCTCCAGATGCAGAACCATTTCCTTCGTCTGCTCCTTTGCCTCCACCAGTAGAAGTTATAGTAGAAAATACTGAGTTGGTTCCATTTGTTCCAACTGCTCCTCCACCACCAACAGTTACAGTATAATTGGTATCAAAATTTAAAGTTAATGCAGATTCTGCTACTCCGCCTCCACCAGAAGATTGTCCAGATAAATTAGTTCTATATCCACCAGCACCACCACCACCAGCTTGAAGACTTTGATCCCCTCCTCCGCCTCCGCCAGCAATAACAAGATAGCTTGCTGCAAAGTTTGCTGGTTGAGTTGGTGTTACACTAGAACTTGCGCTGCTTGCCGCTGATGTACCATTAGCATTGGTTGCAGTTACTGTAAAAGTGTAAGCAGTATCGTTTGTTAAACCTGTAACAGTAATGGTGCCAGATCCAGATTGATTTAGTGTTCCAGTAATTCCTCCTGGAGACGAAGTTGCTGTATATGAAATAATTGTTTTTCCACCGTTATTTCCTGCTGTAAATGGTATGAAAACTTCGCCATTTCCAGCTGATGGAGTTTCAATTGTAGGTGCTTGTGGTACAGTAGTTGCTGTAACTGCGCTAGACGCAGAACTGTTTATAGTTTTTCCAAAATTATTAGAAGCTGTTGCTACTACGGAAAACGATGTATTTGAAGTTAATCCAGTTAGATTTATTGTTGTGTTGGAGTTTGAAGCAGTAAATCCACCAGTAGTAGTTTCTACATTGTATTGTGATGCAGCTGATCCTCCAGTACCAGGGGAAACAACAACTGTAAAAGTTCCACCAGTAGCATAAGCTAAACCAGTTCCAACATCAGTTACACTTACAATAGAAGGTACAGCTGGCGGTGCAGAGGACGCAACCCATTGAGTACCATTATAAATTTCAAGACATTCTAATTGTCCATTATAAAAAGTATCACCAATTACAGGACTTGATGGACGACTAGATGTATTTCCTGATGGAATTCCACCAAAACTTGATGTTCTAATATCAGCCATTATCCTACCTTCCATCCATAAGTGTTACCAGTAAAAAGCAATGTATACCAGCCACCATTATTATCAATTATTAAATTACCAGCAGATCCATTAATTAATTTACCATTTCGGGCTACTGTTATATTATATGTTAAAGCGTTTCCTGAAGCATCTACTATTTGAATTTCATCATTTAAAGTGGGGCTTGCTGGTAGGGTTAAAGTAAGAGCTGAAGCGGAAGTAACAAAATATCTACGTCCAGCTACTAAATTTGTATTGGCTGATATTGATGCAGATACTTCTGTCTTTTTAGTTCCTAAAGATGTAGTAACTGTTGTAGCAAAACTTGCATCATCGCCCAATGCCTCCGCTAATTCATTAAGTGTATTTAGGGCAGATGGGGCGCTATCAATTAAATTATTTACTTGAGTTGTAACAATAGTATTAATCTCAGATTGAGTATATGTATTTGTTGAATTTAAATTTGTTATTGTAACTATCTCTATAATATCGTTTTCTGCTGCTGCGGAACCAAGAATAACAGTAGTCCCAGAAGATGTTGTGTAATCTGTTGTCTTTAATAATAGGAGTCCATTGAAATAAACTTGCTCATATCCATCTAGAAATGCTAATGATGCTACGAAATTTGTTTGTCCCGCCGTTGCTGTAAATGTGTGACGGCGAATAATGTTGGGATCAAATGAGTCTGAAGTAGAATCTGATTCAATCCATATATCGCCAATGTCGGGGGAAGAAGGAGCATCTGCTTGATAACTAGATCCTTGAATTAATGATGATAAAGTAGTTGGAGAATATGTGGTTCCAGCTGAAGAATATAATACTTGACCAGCAGAAGGGGAAGTTGTTGTTCCTGTTCCGCCATATTGTGTTGCAATATATGGGGTTGAATCTACGACATTTGATGAGTCTGCAACTAGGGGACCAGCATTGCCCGCAAGCCCGTTAAGTACGAGCTTATTTTTAACCTTAAAGTTCTTATCTGCCAACTTGGTTCACATATCCCCTAATTGTTATATATCAAATTATATCACCCTATCTATTATAGGGTTATTTTACTGGTTTAATCTTCCTATCTAGATCGGTAGTACCTATTAGCTTTACTTTTCTATCTGATACGTACCCGCCTTTTTCATCTAATTGAGCGGTAGCAACAGATTCCTCATCTGCCAATACTTGTACTAACATTGTTACCTCATATGTATAGCATTTTGTTGTCATTTTATACTTTCTGTTATTTATTAGTGTAACTTCTGTTATACCAATTTTATTTTTCATTATATAGCATATCTAATAATTACTAAACCTGAACCACCATTGCCTGAACCAACTTGCCATGAACCGCCGCCGCCGCCACCTGTGTTTGCTGTACCAGCACTTGCAGGACTATTAGTAGTACTTACATCTGCATCAGCGCCACCACCTTTACCACCTAATCCTCTTACCAAACCGCCTCCTCCGCCGCCGCCTGCATACCAACGAGTTCCAGAAATATTCTGTCCTGTGCTTGTTGCGGCACCCCAAGAAGAATATGCAGAAGATCCATCTCCACCATTACCTCCAG